ATGAGGAAAAGTCAAGAGAGAAAAGTGAAATACCCTGAAAACCTGACATTAAAAAAGGTATTAGAATGGGGTGATGCGCGTGCAATAGCAAAAATTGCCGGGAAATCAACATGTTGGGTATATATGATCCTTCGGGGTCAACGCCCGCAAACTATGGATTTTCAAACGGCTTTTCTTGAATTCGTAGAGGAGAAGAAAAAGTTGAGCCGCCAGAAGGAAGAATTGAGGCGCCGGGTGAATGAAGTGGTTGGGAATGAGTAAACCTTAATACCTAATAATATGGAAAATAGTCAAAGCAAATTCGAAAAACTTAGGAAGATCAATTCTGAGGGTGATCTTGTTCCTTTTCAATCTCTTTCATCAGATATTCAGAAAAGATACATAGAGAAATATGGTCACCCTTATGGTGTTCAACAAAGGGATAAGTCAGCGGCCGGTAAAAATCCTTCGGGAACGGGTACTGTGGCAGAAGTCTGTAGAAATGATGAAAAACTTCAACTCCCTCCCGCAACAGTGAAGGTGCTTTGTCAAACATGCAGAGGATCACTGATCTCAATTTCTTCCGATCAACCCGTGAATTCTCATTTGATCGAAAATAAACCAAGTCTGAGGTGTTTTTATGATTTGATCGAAAAAATGAATCAGTTGAGACGGGAAAGGGGTGGTCCTCGGATATCGCATAATCAAGTCCGTAAATGGATGCAAGATGTCTCAAAATTCCAAGAAGATCATCCCGATATATGTCTGCCAGCTGTTCTCCGTCATAGTAAACTTCAACATTCAGCTGCCAATGTTTAAATGCCTTTTTAGTACGCATATAACTACATGTTTTTTGGTTGAGAACAAATGTAGCGAATTCCTGGGGAAGAGCGTGAGCGGCTGGATCGAATCGGCCTCCGGGAGCAAGAACAAACCAAACGATTATGGAAGAAACTAAAACGTTGAACGGCACACCGGCCACGGTGCAGATCTTCTGGACGAAGGACTACGGCATGTTCCGGTTCCTCAAAGGCAACCGCGACCTGAACGAGCTCAAGATCAAGCGCATCATGCGCTCGGTGGAAGACGGGCTTGAGTTTTTCAAGTATTGTCCGATCATGGTAAACCAGGAAGGCTACATGATCGATGGCCAGCACCGGTTCTATGTCTGCAAGAAACTCGGCCTGAATGTCTATTACGTGATCGTTCCCAATTTCACCCTTCGCCAGGTGGCGGAGATGAACAACAACGCGAGCAAGTGGACTGACAAGGACTACCTGAACTGCTACATCGACGTGGGCATCGGGCACTACAAGGCGCTGGCTGAGTTCATCGACACCTACAACGTGAACATCGGCATCGCCTCAAGCCTGTTAGACTATGGCAAGGTGAAAGTCGGTAGCGCAAGGGATGACTTCCGGGATGGCCTGTTCAAGGTGAACTATTATGACCAGGCGGTCAGGCTGATGGATAAGGTGACCGACTTTTCAGGTTACTGCGAGAGCTATAACAGCCGCAACTTCATCCAGGCGATAGAGGTGTTGTTAGACAGCCAGGACTACAACCACACCGAACTGCTGGACAAGCTGAAGCTGCATGGCCTGGTGATCGAGACCCGGTCGTCGTACAAGGACTACCTGCAGCACCTGGAAGACCTGTTCAATTTCCGCAACTCAAAACGCAGGAGGATATACTAATGCCATTACTTTTTCCCACAACGGCCATCAGGACATACACCGGAGAGATCTTCGACGTGTTGAATCCCGATCCGGAGCTGATCTGTATCGAGGACATTGCCCACGCCCTGGGCAACCTGTGCCGGTTCGGCGGGCACACACGCCGCTTTTACTCGGTTGGCCAGCACGCATTCCTGTGCGCCACCCTTGCACCCGAGCCGTTGAAGCTCGCCGCTCTTCTGCACGATGCCTCGGAAGTTTACCTGGTGGACGTTCCCTCGCCGATCAAGCAATTATTACCTCAGTACCAGGAAATGGAAGACCGGCTCATGCAGATCATCGCCAAAAAATACGGGTTTACCTACCCGCTTGCAAAACGTGTTGATGAGATCGACAAAATGATGTTGAAGCGGGAGTGGAAGCAGTTGATGACCCGGAAAGACAAGAAGCCTTTCGACTGCTGGCTCCCGGAGATGGCAGAGATAATGTTTTTAGATTATTACCAACTGCTAACGACACGCTGATGGAACTCTACAAAGGCAAATGGTGCATCACGGGGAGCGAACTGATCATCAGCCCGGAAAACCCGGACGGGTTTATGACATGGACTACTTATATTAATCTCACAAAGCGTAAACAGATTAATGTACTTCGCCGCGGCTGCCGTAACACCCCGGCGCTGATCGAATTCGACAGCCTGCCGATGCGCTACCGCGACCAGATCATCGAGCAGATTGGATTTGATCCCCGGGTAAAGCCGCCGCACAACTGCATCGCCACATCGCTGGAGCGGGACGAGCAGGCCCGGGAGTTTTTTAAAAAGCACCTCACCCCCAACGGGGAGAAACTCCTGCCGGGAACCCAGGAAGAATACGGAACCAATGCCGACATTTTGAACACGCTCCACGAGATGGCCAACCGCATACGCGGAGACAGGCGCTCGCGCGGGAACGGCACGCGAGGCATGTGGGATACATTGACAGAAGAGCTTAGAAGCCTTGACCGGTCGCAATACCCGCACAGCCTGCCCACTAACCCGGTACGCCTGAGGGAGAAACTTAACCGCTACCTCAAAGAAGGACCGGTCAGCCTGATCCACCGCGGCCATGGGAACCATGTCGCCGAGAAGCTCTCGGAACAGTCGCGCCGGTGGCTGCTGGCCCGCTGGTCGAACATGGTGGAGAAAGCCACGTCGGTGGAGCACCTGTTCGAGCTCTACAACCAGGAAGCCATTACCAGGGACTGGAAACCGCTTCAGAGTGTCTCGACGATCCGCAACTTCCTGTTCGATCCCCAGGTGAAACACCTCTGGTGGGGAGTACGCTATGGCCAGGTAACCGGCAAGAACAAGTTTGCTCTCCAGCATTCCACAAGCCTTCCCACCATGCGCGACTCGCTCTGGTACTCCGATGGTACCAAGCTGAACTATTTCTACCTCAACGAGGAAGGAAAGGTGGAGACCTGCTCGGTCTATGAGGTGATGGACGCCTACAGCGAAGTACTGCTGGGCTATCACATTTCGAAGACCGAAGACTACCAGGCGCAGTACCGGGCCTATAAAATGGCCATCCAGTTCTCCGGTCAGAAGCCCTACCAGATCGGTTACGATAACCAGGGCGGGCACCGAAAGCTTGAAAACGGCAATTTCCTGAACAAAGTGGCCCATCTGGCCATCCGAACACAGCCATATAACGGCAAATCCAAGACGATAGAGAGTGCCTTCGGCCGCTTTCAGGACCAGTTCATGAAGCAGGACTGGTATTTCACCGGCCAGAACATCACGGCAACGACCCGCGAGAGCCGCGCGAACATGGAGTTTATCCTGGGCAATAAGCATAATCTTAAGTCCCTGGACGAGATCGCGCGGGTTTATGCCCTGCGCAGGGAGCAGTGGAACCAGGCCGCCCATCCCGCCACCGGTAAGCCCAGGATCGAGATGTACCGTGAGAGCGTTAACCCTAAGGCAGTGAAAGTGAACCTGTGGGACATGGTCGATATCTTCTGGATCATGCGTCCGGAACCGGTGACCCTTAACGCATACGGCCTCAGCTTTACCGATAAGAAGGTCAAATATGATTACCTGGTTTACCGCGATGGCACCCCTGATATTGAATGGCACCGGTCGAATATCGACCGTAAGTTCTGGATAAAGTATGATCCGGATGATCTGTCGCTGGTGTACCTGTACAAGAAGGACAGCGCCGGGCAACTTCGTTTTGCCACCGAGGCCATGACCAAAGTGGTGGTGGCCCGTGGCAAGCAGGAGCAGACCTGCGAAGACGCCGTATGGATCCATACGGTCAATGAGGCCAACAAGCGGGAGATCATCAAGGATAATGACGATGTCAACAAAGTCCTCCGCGAATTCCACATGGCGCCTGAAGATTACGGTTTAAACTCACCGGGCATTCCCGGGATCACCAAAACCAGGGGAAGGACTCCCAGGCTGGGACAGATCCAGAAGGCCCTGAGCAACATCACCCTTTACGACGACGAAGAAGAAAAAAGTATTTATGACCTAATGTAATAATCCACTAAAAATCTTTAATCACATGATCACGGAAACTCAGAAATCACAGATCGCCGAACGGCTCAAGGACTATGTAGAGCGCATCGGCAGCCAGAACAAAGCGGCCAACTCTTTAAAAATCTCCACGGCTACCGTCAGCCAGATCCTGAACTCAAACTGGGATCTTATTGCCGACGAAATGTGGCGCAGCATCGCCTCTCAGACCGGTTATTCAGCCATTGAATGGACCGCCGTGGAGACCAGGGATTACAAACTGCTGATGAATCTGCTCTCGGATGCCCAGGCCAACAGCCATGTCTTTGCCGTGGTCGGTGAAGCCGGCACGGGCAAATCGTTCACGGTGAAAGGCTACACGGAAGGCAACAAACGGGTTTATGCCCTGCAGTGCGCCGAATTCTGGAACCGCAAGGTATTCCTGCAGGAACTGCTGACCGCTATGGGCAGGGATTATTCCGGATTCAACGTGGCCGAGATGATGTACGAGGTCGTCCGGGGGTTGAAGGTGCAGGAGCGGCCGCTGGTGATCCTGGATGAAGCCGACAAGCTGACCGACCAGGTGCTTTACTTTTTCATCACCCTTTACAATCAGCTTGAAGATCACTGCGGGATCGTGCTGCTGGCGACCGATCACCTGGCCAAGCGGATCAGACGCGGGCTGAAGCTGAACCGCAAAGGCTACAAGGAGATCTACTCCCGGATCGCCCGACGGTTCATTGAAATGCACGGGGCATCCTCAAGTGACATCACGGCCATCTGCATGGCCAACGGCATCAACGATAAAGAAGAGATCAAAAAGGTTGTGGAAGACTGTGAGGGCGACCTGAGGCGAGTGCGCAGGAAGGTACATGCTTTAAAAGCCGCTTAAATAACATTGAAAGGTATTTATATGCGAATTAAGCAGAAAATAAATATGAAACAATTGATGCAGAATGATAATCAAAATATGGACTTTTCAGGAATATGGCTCGACTCTTTCGGCCGACCTGAATTGCACGGTTCCTGGATAATCTGGGGAAACCCAAGTAATGGAAAAACGCGGTTTGCAATTCAACTCACAAGATACTTGTCGCAGTTCGGAATTGTAGCCTACAACAGCCTTGAAGAGGGAATCGGGCTGAGCCTGCAAATGGCATTTAAAGCCGAGAATATGCTGGAATGTGATGGGCGGGTTTTTATATATGACCGCGTATGGTATGAGGAATTGATACTGCTATTAAAGAAGCGCCACTCACCAGATATTATCATCATTGACTCGCTTCAATATATGCAGATCAATTATAGCAAGTACTCCAAACTATTAGCCAGCTTTTCAAAAAAACTATTCATTTTTATCAGCCACGCAGAGGGCAAAAATCCCGAAGGCCGTGTTGCAAAACGTGTCCGGTTCGATGCCGGCATCAAGATATGGGTTGAAGGTTATAAGGCTTTTCCATCAGGTCGGCATGGAGGCGGCGCCCCGTACATAATATGGTCTGAGGGAGCCGAAAAATACTGGAAAGGAGTAAAAGTATGAGCAAACAAACAATGATCCAGTACTTGCAGTCATGCCAGCGTGACATGACCGACCAGGTTACTATGGGCACCGGTTTCACAAGTGATGAAGTGATGGCCCTGATGTTCGAAATGGGCGCTCAATATATCGAGCATATTGCCGGCGGGGAGAACATCTCCAGGGCTTTTCTCAGGGAGCCGCTTTACTGGGCGTGGTGGCGTCAGCAGTGGCACCTGATGGATGAGGTATTCATCAACATGACGGGCCACCTGACCCGGGAAGACAGGCGTAAGCTCTACCGCGCGCATCATGAGAACATTGATGCATATCCCGACGCGGTGATCTGGGACAGGATCCACTCTACCTATCAGCGGATGTCGCAGCAGGTGATAGAAAAGCACACCAAATCTGAAAAACTACAGGGACATGAGCGAGAACGGAATTGAGCGAAAGGGAGACGGGCATTACCTGACCCGGTACATTGACGTATGCCGCAATTGCAAAGGAAGCGGCAAGGTGGCAAACCTTTGCCGGTGCACGCCACAGGAAGCTGTTGTCACCTGCCCGGTATGCGTGGGCAGTGGCAGGGTTATCGTAGTCAAGGATATTATCATCACGGTTGAACCTTACAATTCACAAACCACATAAAAAACAACAAAATGGCAAAAAGAGAAAAGAAGCCGGTCATCGCGCCGGTAAGCCTTGAGCAGGCCGAACAGATCATGAGCGACTACGCTATGCTCGACGCACGGGTGAGTGAGATCACCTCCAGGATGGATCAGAAGATCACCGAGATCCGCGAGCTTCATGCCGAGGCGCTGCAGCAGCTGGGTGACCAGCGAACCGACAGGCTTACGCAGTTGCAGCTTTTCGCCGAGACCAATAAGCAGCTCTTCGATAAGAAGAAGTCGCTGGAGATGGCCCACGGGGTGATCGGGTTCCGCACCGGTACGCCGAAGCTGAAGACGATCAAGGGCTTCACCTGGCCGGCTGTGACCAACCTGCTGAAGAAAGTACTGCCGGATTATGTCCGCACGGTCGAAGAACCGGCCAAGGATAAGCTGCTGGCCGACCGCGACAAGCCGGAAGTGAAGAACTATTTCAACAAGGACGGCATCGGGTGCGAAGTCGTCCAGGACGAGACCTTCTTCGTGGAGCTGAAGAAAGAAGTATTTGCCCAGTAGGGCGCTGATCACGCCAAGGACATCAATCATAATAATACAGACATGAATTTAGGAGATAGAAGAATCACCGAGGTGCCGCTCGGGCTGGAACTGGATTCCCGGCAGTGCATCCCGGAGATTGTAACCCAGGCGGTGTGTTTTTATTATGACACGCCGCCAGGGATGCTCAGCACACAAGTACGCAAGCGCGAGATCACCGATGTCAGGCACATGATCCACTATTTCCTGACGATCAACCGCGGTTTGTCGCTCAAAGACATCGGCAAAGTCACGGATAGAGATCACGCCACGGTTCATACCTCGCGTATCCGGATAGAAGGGTATTTCCCAGTTTATCCCAAAACCCGGGAAGCTATCCACGTCATTGCTTTTTACATCAATTGGCTAACTCAACTCGACATGGAAATAAAGAAACAATCTACGGTAACGGTTCAGCAGATCCGTTACATGTACCTATTGCTGGATTCCCTCGGAATCCGGCACATGAAAGAAGACATGGTAAGCGATGCCTCCGGCGGAAGAACCGAGAGCGTCAGGGATCTTACCAATTACGAAATGGTAGATCTCACAAGGCACCTGGAAAGCAAACTTAAGGGCGCCAGGGAAGATGCCATGCCTCATAAGAAAGATATTTCAGGGGCCGAGCGGATGCGCAAACGGATACTGAGCATGTGCTATTCCATGGGATGGACTCGTTTTGATCCGGACAAAGGCAGGCACACGGTGGATTACGAACGGTTGGAAGCCTGGCTGCTGAAGTATGGATACCTTCACAAGCCATTGGATAAATACAGATACCTGGAGCTTCCCACGCTGGTGACCCAGATGGAAAATCTGATGAGAACTGCATTAGGAGATCGTGTAAAACCCGGGAAATCATGAAGATGTTTTTGTTGACATCCAACGCCTGGCAGGGGCAGATCGAGATTCACTACAACGATACCGGCCTGCTGATCAACTGCGATCTCTCACGGGCTGTTCTGAGTGAGCAGCAGCACCTGTGGTTTTTAAAGCGCATGCCGGTAGAACTGGCAGAGCTGCAGGCGCTGATTGCCAAGACACAGACGGCAAAGCTCACCGAGCTCAAAGAGGAGATCACTTTCGAGACATTCTGGAACCGTTACGACGACAAGGTGCGTTCATCCCGGAAGAAGGCGCAGCGCATCTGGGACCGGATGACCACGGCCAACCGGGTGAAGGCCTTCAGGCACATTTCGACGTACGAGGCCACCCGTCCGGCAGGAGTGGCTAAGAAATACGCTGAAACTTACTTAAACGCTGAGACTTGGAATAACTAAAATACGGCTGAACCTATGGCAAAAAAAGGACGCAATGCCGATCTTGTAGCCTTAAGAAATGAGGCTCTTTTAGCAAGGTACTATTATTGGAGCGTAATCTGGGAACGCCAGCACGCAAAAGTGCTGAAGATCTTATCGCGGGAATTTTTCATCACCGAGGCCACGATCATGCGCGAGCTTTTAAATCATGATGATTTCCTGCAGAAATTGATTCACTACAAAGTGACAATCGATAAGCTAGCCCAGGTATACCCGGAGTGGAACTGGAGGCCGAATACCAGGTTTGGCTACAGTAAAGAACAAATGAAACTGTTTTAACAATCTAAATTTTAAAATTATGAATTACAATTTTCCAGATCACATCTCGGGCGACACGTTCAACGGTGTCGAATTCCAGGTGAACGTGAACGGTGCGCCGCAGGATCTCACCGGCTTCACCATCAAGATGGAGGTGAAGAAATCGCAGGTTTCCGGCGCGGCGCTGACACTCTCCACGGAAGAAGACATCAGCATAACCGACGGCCCAGCCGGCCGCTTCAGTATCAACCAGCAAGTTGTTGTCCTAAAGCCGGGCACGTATTTTTACGACATAGAGTTCTCCAAAGATGGCTATGTGAAGACCTGGATCTCGGGCACATGGACGATTATTAACGACATAACACGCTGAAGCCATGGACCAGATAACGATAAACGTAACAGAAACCGTTGAAAATGTTACCGTTCAGGTGACCGAAGGCGGATACCTGCCCAGGTATGAAAGCTGGCTGCAGGAGGATGTGAGTATAGGGGAAAATAATGAATGGACACAAGGCCCTCACCTCACCTTATCACCAGGTATTTACCATATAATTGCACAGGTAATTTTGAAAAATTCCTCAACTGGTATTACTAAATATTATTCAAAAATATCCGGGATTGCAGATTATAATATTGCTGTTGATAGAGGTCTGAATTACTCGGGATATGATGTTACCCTGGTGATGAATGCTATCGTTGCAATTTCTGAGGAAGAAACCGTTGCAGTATTTGCGGCTGTGAGTAATCAAGACAATGCAATAATTGTAAGTATTCCTTCCTGGGGTACTTCAGTAAGGAAGGCTACCGGGATTATGGCAATTAAGATCGGGTGAGAGTATAGATGATATCCACTAAATTGCTAAAATCATGGGAGACTTAATCAGTTCAGACATTCAGTTGACAGTTGAGGAGTACGATCTCATTCATGAAGCCCTGAATGGTTATAAAAAAAGATGCCTGGCTAATGCACATAATGCTCTATATAATGGGTATGGCCCCGGATCATCTACTGTTATAAGTCAGATGAAAGCAGAAAGATGGGTTGAAAAGGGAAAATTTTGTGATGAGATCAACAGCAAATTGGGGAATTCGTTTATATAAAGATATGCTATTTGGGGATTAATCATGTTGCAAAGACAAAGGCTGTCCAAATCGGGCAGCCTTTTTTGTTGCTTTCCGTAAAAATTTGTATTATATTTGAGTGTGATTTAAAAAGATTACTTTTGTTACAAAGTTTATTAAACGGAGACAAACTTATCATAACCCCAGCCACAACTAAAACATTTTACTTTTTGAATCGTTCTAATGGTAATGAGTATAAAAATCAACCAATATGCCATTAATTAATATGATTAGTATGATTCTGCTTGATAGTACCAGCGTGGCGCAATCAGCTGCGGCATCAAGTTCAATGAATAGTATCTTGACAATTATTTCCATAGTTGCAGGTGCTTTAGCAATTATTATTTTTCTATACCAGATAGGCGCTTTTGTTCAAAGACAAAAAGACAGAATGAGCCACCTTGAAAGTGATGCGGATACGGTCATTAAGCCTTCCATTACAAGAATCGAAACAAAAATTGAGGACAGGTTATTACCAGCAATTAACGAAATTAACTCTGGTATTTCGTATTTAAAGGGAGCAATGGGTCAGATTCTTACTCAGGATTTTACAGAATCAAGGTCGCCAAAATCTTTAAATGAAAAGGGGAATAAAATTGTAAAGGATTCCGGAATCGATACAATTATTGACAACCAATTTGAGCACATTTTGGAATTAGTTAGAGCAAAAGGTCCCGTCAATGCTTACCAGGCACAAGAGGCCACGATTGAGGCTGTAAAAAGTCTTGCGACCAAAGAGGACTTAAAAGGAGATTTAGAAATGGGATCATTCCGTTCAGGTCAGGAAATTGACATTGTCTTATATGTTGGAGCCTATTACATCCGTGATCGGATACTTGAAAGACTTGGGCTTTTACCTGATGATATTGATAACGATGATCCAAGTGTAAGCAAGTCACCTGAAAGCAGATAATCCATCTCAATTTTTGTTCAATCACCCTGCACTTCCGCCATTACCAACTTCACCCCCGTATAATCATACAGGTCAGCCATCACGCGGATAACGGAGCGGGCAAACGTCTCGGTATAGGTAACCGACTCGATGCCGGTGACGATGCACTGCCCGCAGATCAGCCGGCCGGCTTCATCTTTCAGCTCGGCTCCCTGGATGGTGTTGATGATCTCCATCACCTGCGAGGCATGGGCTTTTACCGCCGAATCCTGCACCGCGTTCTCTACACTGCCGAAAGGCGCCTGGCTGAGATAATGGAGGCGGATGATCGCGTGCCTGCCACAACGTACACGGCCATAATAATCAATGGGGATATCGGCCGGCATTTCGATATAGATCACCGGGACCTTATAAACGGTCTTGTTCTTATCCCTGAGGTACTGGCCGGTGTAGTAAAATACTGTTGTAATACTCTTTAACTCCTCTTTGAGCAGTTTATAAATGTTGTAGGTATCCATTATGGTTTATTTTAAGATGCTGTTCAATGTTTTTTCGATCTCGTCATCAATGATCTTGTCCAGGTCGGCCGAGTCGCCGATGAACTGGCGTTTGGGCATGGTGAAGCCTGCGCCGCGGCCTGCCTTAAGACCTTCGTTGTGCACATCGGCATAGATCACGTCGCTATAGACGGTTACTTTACCAGGTGAAACTTCATATTTGATGCTCCGTCCCAGGTCGCCGGTCTTGCCGGTCAGTATCTTTCGGCTGCCGGCAGCTCCCCTGGCGTTTCTTGCCCTTCGCTGGACTTCTTTCCAGGGCTTGGCGCCGTTATCCTGGAAGCCTTCCTTCTGGAAGTTTTCGGTAAAGAGATCCACGGCCTTCTTGCCGATGGCCACCGGCAGAGAGGTGCTGATGGCCAGTGCAAGTTTGGCTTGCTGGGATTTGAGCAGGATGGAGAATTGTTCGGGGGTCATGGGGGTGACTGGGTATTAGTTATTGGGTATTGGTTATTGGGTATTGGTTATTGGGTATTGGGTATTGGAGACTGGTTATTGGTCATTGGTTTTTAAATTTTGGTTGATGACGTCGCTTTTGTCGGCGCTGCCTTTGGAGCTGCCGTAGAAGTAGCCTACCACGAGCCCGAAAGCTGCCTGGATGGAACCGATCGACATGATCAGGACGTCTTTCAGCGGGGAATCGGGATTTTTGATGACCACCAGGATCAACAGGATGATCAGGGCGAAGGTACCCACGGCGATCATCGCGCCCAACAGGTACATGAACAGGTCTTTGATTTTTGTCTTCATGATATTTTTTTGTTAAAACAGTTGACTTTTAAGTTTTTTGTTGTATATTTGCAGTGCTGGGTCTGCGTGGTCCGGCGGTCACGATAGGGAAGGTGTTCCAACATCTTCCCTATCGCGCTTTAAAATGATTTTTTTTCATCAATTTGTTGCATTTGTGTTTTTTTGTTGTATATTTGCAGAGTCGGGGTTGCGTACCCGGACCGCCCGGAAGCGAAATGTCATTCGTGATGTTTCGCTTTCGTTATTAAAAGCTCTCCCTGATTATTTAAAATATAGACTCCTTTTAACGAGTTATATTTATTTAGCGCTCCATGAACAATATTTTCTAAGATTTCTTTATCAGGTGGATTTTCAATCAATAAAATTACAAAGTCAGACTTCTCAGTGGCTTCTGCAATTCTCAATTTAATGGATCTAATTTTACCATTGCTTGTTTTAAATTCTAAAACAGTAGGAGACGTTTTTAATTTAGCGTCTGGGCATTTAGTTGGGTTCTGCCGGCAATAATTTTCACCATAATATCTAAGCCTTAATGCTTTTTCATCTTTATAAATCTTTGGTAAAAGCATAAAATCTTTAATTCCACTATTGACAAGTGCTTCGGCAATTCTTGTATTTTGTTCATATTCTTTTTCAAGAGGTGTCAGTAAATGCTCAAAATAACTACCTGCTTCAGTCTCTACTTCAAGATAAGCTAAATTGTCCGGTAACTGGAGCATTGCATTTTGAATAATCCGCTCCGGAGCGTTCTTAAAGTATGGATGCTTATTCGTAACCAGCTCTCCGGTGTAATACGGGTTACCCTCCAGTCCTTTTGCCGGGGGTACAATTTTCCCCGGTTCCGCGGATACCTGCGCATCGGTCGTCTTCCAGTCGCACTTGCAGTTCCACAGGTTGCCCGGCTGGTTGTTGTTCCAGAACTCGTGGTTCATAGGCAAAGTTATCCCTACATACCCCAGGTGCAGTTCCCTGGGCGAGGCCGACCGGCTCCTGATCCAGGTCAGGTTCGGGAACAGGTGCTTCTCTTGTTCGAACCTTTCCCACTGCCTGGCGCTCCGTGCCCTGGCGGTGATGCTGGTCAGCTCTGCCTGGTGGTAACGGTTATACCTGGCCACGTGATCCTGTGCCGCTTTCTTATCCTGGCCTGCCTCTTTGATCAGGCTGGTCACCTGGTAGGTTTTATGCGCGGCAAATTTGGCCACGTTCAACTTGAACCTGTTGGCCAGTTCAGGATTTATCCCCTCGGGGAATACCTGGTTGACGGCTTTCTCGTATCCTTTAAAATACAGGTTAAACAGGTCGGCGTTCACATCTGCTTTATTTCCGGAGGTAATGGCAGCGATAGCTTTGTCGACGGTCGCTTTACGGTTTAAGGTAAGGCGGAAGACGGTCGAATGGTGACTGTGGCAGTCGCATTCCTGCGAATGCCGTCCGAAATAAAGATCATGGAGTACTGAAGTGGTGAAATCACCAGGCGTCAGACCGCGGTGAAGTTTTTTTTTTGCCGGTGGCTCAGGTGGCTCCGGCGGCTCGGGTGTCGGCTTTGAGTCTTCCTTGGGCTCCTTAATGGCCACATAGTCGAACTCCAGGCCGTTCAGGAACGTAAACCCTTTGGCGACCAGGAAGGGGATCACCTGGTTGTTCACGGCGTACTTGACCCTGCGCATACGGGCAAAGGAGATATCGTCCATTACTCTTTCCTGGACGTTGGCTGCCCCGGTCCAGGATTTCTCGTCGCTGGTGGCCGTCTGGCCGTTGATCAGCTTGGAGATCTGGTTGTCGCAGTAGTTGATATTCTCCAGGTATATCTTGTGGATGTCCTGGCCGGTACGCTCTTTTATCTCCACCTCGTCGCCCGCCTGGGTCACGATGTACCCGTCTGAGCCGAAGTTGGCCGCTTTCTGCTCGATGCGGTCCAGCTCTGATTCCACGTTCGTATTGGCCTTGATGTGCAGCACCGGCATGCCGAACTTTTCTGATGCCCGGCTCCAGTCGCTGCGGGCGTAGAACTTCCACAGCACGTTGTAAGCTGCCTTCTGAAGCAATCCAAGGTCGTTCTTCACGCCGAACTGAATCAGGTTCAGCTCTTCCATGAAATCGCCGTAGGGCATCGTGTTGCCGTGAGATGATCCTTCCAGCAGCAGCAGCTTGGAATCGGGCTGGACGCAGTCGCGCCAGATCAGGATCGAATCGATCCGCTTTTCTTTCGGGTACAGGTCGAATTCCACCAGGCTATAACCATAAAACTCGGCTTCGAGCAACCAGGTCACCACCTGTTCGAACCAGGCGCCATTGAGGAAACGGGTGGCTTCCTTATCCAGTGTCTCACCTTTATAAAGGCCGAACTGCTCGCAGATCACCTTGTTGACGGCGATCATCACCTGGCTGTTCAGGTGGGCATCCTGCATGATGTAGTTGTAGATGGCCAGCAGCTTCCCGCGGTCGGGACGATCCAGGTACGTGGCCATGGTCACGGCCGACTTGATGTCGCCGATCTCGTAGCTGATCGCCCTGACCGGCTGCGGTTTCACGGCATAGCTCGCGCGTGTCTTGGTTTCAACCAGCTTGGTGGCCGTTTTTGGTGCCTCAGGAGGCGTTTTTTTGGCTAAGCTGAGCCTTGGTATCGTGAAGGAAAGGAGTTTCATTATGGCTTATCTTACAAGGTTATGCAACAGGTTTTCTAAATGCGGTGACTGCGAGGGGCAACACTGCCCATCCGGCGAAGGCCTTCGCCCTCTCCCTGGGGATCTTCATCCGGAAGCGCCGGCAGGTTGATGGTGAACTTGCCCTTGGAGATGTTCTCCAGGTCGCCCAGGCACTCGTCGTAATCGGTCTTGACTTTCTCGGGCATATCCACGTCCGGAAGCCGCAGGAAGATGTGATACACGGCAATCGACAGCGCCCAGCTCAGCAGTTGGTAGTTGCGATCAAGGTCTGTCTTGGCCAGTTCGGTGTCGATGTCGTACATATGGCCGATGTATCCTTTTATGCTGTCCTGGGCCGTCTTGCCGCAATATTCTAGAATGCTATCATCTTCCTCGACCGCCATATCGAGCAGGTCTGTTGAAATTCTTCCCTTGTAGTCGTTCGGTTGGATATACATGATCAAATCCTCCTGGTATTGTTTGATTGATATTTTCCGGTACGCATGCCGCCGGCAATTCTTTTTGTACGTTGATTCAGGATATATACTGCTCCCTCCAGGGCGTCGGGCGCATCATCGTGGGCATGGCTTCCTTTTTCAAAAGCGAGCAACTGGTCAATAAATAACCTGGTGTCTTCAGTATCTTTAATGTCGCGGCTTAAAAAGATGAAGCCGTTTTCAAAGAATGGGCTCATCGACTCGATCCTGGCGAACTTGTCAGGTTTTTTACGCAGGTCCTTACGAAGCGGGAGCTGGTAACCTCTCAGCCGTCCTTCCCGGATGAACTCATCTAAGATCATGTCCTGGATAAAGTTTGCTTCCATGAAGTAATCCACGATCAGCCTGCCCCGGAGGCTTTCATGAAAATCGTACCAGTAGCGCACCAGTTCCGATACCGAGCACTTGCGTACGAAGGTGGAAAGGATGTGGAACTCCTGGTCGGTCTTGCCCACAGTGATCACTGCCTTATAATCGCTGGTCGGGCTATTTTTGAACGACGGGTCGCAATAACTCACCACGTACTCGTACTTAGAAAAGGATAAGGGTTCCTTTACCTGGATCCACTCGTTTTTGAATACCGATCCTTCAGCTATCGGGTTATGGAACAGTTCTTTCTGAGCTGAACGGTATCCCAGGGTTTTCATCATCCCTTCGATATCGGCCTTGGTATATTTCTCTTTCCACTCCGGGTTGCCTTTCTTATCCAGGGCGCACACTTTCATCACCCTGAAGTCCGGGTTCTGTTCAAAGCGCGACACTAAGCTGTCCTTGCCGATCTTGTTTCCCACGACGATAAAACGGCATTTGCCCATGTCCGAGCTCATCAGCAGGGCTTCCTTGGCCCAGTCGTACATCTTGTTGACCCGGTCGGGATTGCGGCACAGCTCGTCGTCATCCACGTCATCCATGACGATATAGTCAGGCCGATGCTGGCGGTGGCGCAGTCCCCTGGGAGATTGTCCCCGTCCCAGGGCATAGAAGGCACAATCGTTACGGGTGATGAACCAGCCGTCTTCCCAGCTTCCCATTTGCATCTGAACACCGAAGTCATCGATGTAGTACTGGTTGCTTTCCAGTTCCGCCTGCAGGTCACTCAGCAGGGTACGGGCATTCTTTTCACTTTTTCCCACCAGCACCATCACGTGCAGGCGTGCCGGCTGCTGGATCATGAGCCACATGGGGATCATCAGGTTGAAATGCGTGCTTTTGGCATGAGCCCTGGCCCACATGGCCAGCAATTTGATATAAGGGTATTTAAGGATCAGCTTGGCCGCCGCGATTTGGAACCATCCGCAGGCAGAGGTGGCATAAAGCGGGAAATAATCCTGGACGAAATACTGGTAATGCTTGCGGTCGCGGGCGATGCGTTCGGTCTTTTGCAGGGCAGATTCAAGCGGTCTGTCTTTGGTAGCCCGCGTAATACGCTCCTTCAGTTGGTTGAAGCGCTCCAGGGCCAGGTTATCGCTTTTGTTTACCGGTTTCATTTGCCTGTCGCTTTAAGTGCTTTTTGCTGGAGGAACTCATACTGGTAGGGCGCTATCTTGCGGGCCAGCTCCGGATCACGTTCGAGCATGAACTCCAGGAACTCCTCGAAAGCGAGGATATAATCCTGCAGGCTCGACTGCTTATCGATCTTTTCGATCTGGCTGCCGATCTTGGCCATGATGTCGGCCTCCTTGCTGGTAGGCACGTTGTCGGGGATATCCCTTGAGGCGATCTGCTCCTGCATGGTGTACAGGATGGTGTAGTAGTTGGAGATCAGCGCCGCCTTGGTGACTTTCTTTGCAGCCCGCAGCGCTTCCCAGTTGCCCTCGTCTTTCCAGTCGCAGATGGTTTTCACGGTGACATTCAACCGGTCGGCGATCTCTTTCTGGGTCATGAAGGTGTTTAAGTACAATTCCCGCGCGAGCAGTTTCTCAGATTTTTTAGCCATGTTCTATCGAAATGATCTTACAAAGATGACACGGGACGGTTGGTTATCAAAATTGAATTTTAATCACAATCATAGTCTATGTAATGATGTATAAAACACTGGTAATCATTAAAATTTAATTTGATAAATGAATTTTCCTTATACATCTTTGCGATTCAAACGACGAAAAAAACGATTGCTTTTATGCCAAAATCCATCGTGCTGTCAACGGAAAACCTGAACAATTACGGAACCTGGCTGCCGGTATCCGGCGCCCGGCTGGAGAACTTCCGCAAGAACCCGGTGATGTTCTACGATCACAACACCTTTAGGATGCCTATCGGCCACTGGGAGAATATCCGCATCGAGAATGCCAGGATCATAGCCGATCCGGTTTTTGATGAAAAGGACGAAGAAGCAAAGCAGGTCAAGCGCAAATGGGAGAACGGTGACATCAACGGCGGCAGCTTAGGCGCGGAAATCATCACCCTGAGCGAAGATCCGCTGCTGCTCAAACAGGGCCAGAGAAGGCCCACCATCACGGAATACGAAGTGTACGAAGGCTCGATCACTCCTTTGCCGAGCAATACCGATTGCCTTACCCTTCGCCGGGGCGGCCTGCAGCTTTCATCCAACAAGAGCACAGAAGCCATCGACCTTATCTTACCAGAAATCAAACCCACTTACAAAATGGAAAAAATCGCTTTAAAGCTTGGCCTGGCAAAAGAGGCCACCGAGCAGCAGATCACCGACAAGATCGATCAGTTGCTCACCACGGAAACCAACCATTTGGTTCTGAAGAAATTCATGGACGATCAGGCCGCCGAGTTGGATGACGAGGCAAAAGAAGCCTTCGACAGCCTGAAGGAAAAAGACCCGGAGAACGCGATCAGGGTGCTCAGGCTGGCCCGCAAGCAATCTGAACAGCAGCCCGGTGACGAGACGGAGAAGGAAAAGACACCTAAAGTGTCGGAGATCCTGAAAGAAACCCTGTCGCGTGCCAAAGCCGGCAAACAGGATGATACCCCGGACACAGAGTCGTTCGACTACCTGCAGAAGCATGACCCGGCCAAACTGATGAACCTCAGGCGAACGGACCCGGTAAAGTTTCAGAAGCTGGTTGACGATTACAAGGCCGGAAAGCGGATGACGGCCGCCCGGAAAGACTGACGGGCCCTAATCGTGCATAACAAGACTTAAAAACAACTTAACACCATAAAACTATGTTCAAGATCATTTCACTTTTATTCTTCATCATGCTGAATTCGGTCGTCGGGGCCTCGGTGGCCGTGGCGGCCGGGTTTTCACCCGAATCCGGGGTCATCGTCGCCAATGTGGTCTCTTTCATTCCCCAGGCAGCTGGGGTGTTATCGGTCACACTGTATAAACAGATCTGGCTGGCCGACATTATGGAGTCCTTCATACCTAATAGGGCCTTCCTTTCTGCGGTGAGCAACATGGATCAGTTCGTAGAAAACGATAAAATCAACCTGGCTGAAGCGGGCGTGGATCCCACGGTGCTCATCAACAATTCAAGTTACCCGGTAGCGTTTGCAGAACGTAGCGACACACCCCTGGAACTTGTCCTTGATGTTTATGACACTACCGGAACGGTCATTCGTAACGCTGAAATAATGGAGCTGGCCTATGATAAAAGATCGAGCGTCATCGCCGGCCATAAGAACGCCCTGCTCACCAAGTTATCCCAGAGGGCAATCCATGCCTATGCACCCGCGTCAAATGACGCTTATACCCCCGTGCTGCCCACCACCGGCACGGTGAAGGACACCTTCAAGATGATCACCTTCAACGACATCCTGACCCTGAAAACGGCACTGGATAACCTGGACGCCCCTGACGACAGGGTACTGGTGCTCAACCCGACGCATTACAACCAACTGGCCATGCAGGACCTTGTCCTGATGAAGGCCATCCTGCAGGGAGGCGAGAGGCTGTTCGGTTTCCAGATCTTTACCTTCTCCCGCACTCCTGTCTATAACAAAACTACCGGCGTGAAGGCAGCGTTCGGCGCGGGCGCGGCCCCCAGTACCGATACCATCGCCTCGGTGGCTTTCTGCGCGAGCGAAGTCATGCGTGCCCTGGGCACGTTCGATATGTTCGAGCGGCTGAATGATCCCGAACAAAAGGGCGACATTATCAACTTCCAGATGCGTGCTGTTGCATTACCCAAACGCACCAAGATGATCGCTTCTGTATACAGCGCTGCTGAAGACGAAAATTAAGATTTAAACCCGTGATCGAGAAAACCGGCCCCGAAAGCCATACAGCGTGAGTAGGGGCCGGTAATTGAAAAACCAGCAATAAAATGATGCAAGATTTTTTGATGATCAGTGTCCCGGTGGCCGTCACCAGCATTATAACATGGTTTTTGTCCCGCCGTAAGTACCGCGCGGAAAGCCAGGCCAAAGAGCTGGACAATGTACAGAAAGCATTGTGTATTTATCGCGACACGATCGGCGACCTGAAAAAAGAGCTAGAACAACTGCGCGATCGCATCAACGTGGTGGTGGCCGAAAACGAAGCGCTTGGCAGGCAGATGGAAGAACTGCGCAAAGAGCTGGCCTGCACACGGGGAGAGAACAAACGCCTCATCGGCGAACTGAAGAAGTACAATGCCAAAATCACGGAAAACGAAATTTGATTAACAATCATTTCAAAATGGAAAAGAAATCTAACAAAAAGACAAAGGCGGCAAAAAAGATCACTGATGCAGCTGCTGTCACAGCCTTTGACCAGGATAACCAAAGCCCGGCCGCTGAAGATGCAACTTCTGAAGCCGGAGCATCTGAAGCTGATGTCAGGGAAGAACCCGCTGAAACCGGCGCGAAGGAACCGGAAAAAGCCGGGGACATCCTGGAAAATAAGCTGAGAAAAAAGATGCAGCCTTATTTTGACAACCATCCCAAAGTCGACATGTTCTTCGTGACAAGCGACGACCAGCCGTTCTATGAAATGCAATGGGCCAAAGAACATCAGAAGACTCTCGACGCCTCCAAACCAGTAACAACAGTAAACCGTTAAGTCATGCCACTCCCTAATGTAAATATCACCATCGCCAACGGGCAGCTCGGAAGAGTCGCCGTCGTTGACGATGCAGTGGCCGGCATGGTATTGTCGGGCCAGGCTACTGAAGAACTTGCCCTGAGCACACCGGTGCAGCTGTTCTCATTCGCCCAGCTCACGGCCCTGGGCATTGACGAAGATACCAACCCGTTGGCCTACAAGGATGTAAAAGCTTTTTACAACCAGGCAGGCGAAGGCGCCGAGCTCTGGATCATGCTGGTGAGCAACGCCTTGTCGCTGGAAGATATCTGCGATGAAACACTGGGCTATGCCAAAAATCTGCTCGACGCGGCTGCCGGTCGTATCCGCTTGCTTGGCATCAACCGCGAACTACCGTCAGAATATGATCCTATCATAAATGACGGACTGGACCCCGACGTTTTTCTCGCGTTGGCCAACCTGGAGGCCATGGCGGGCCATTACAGCGAGGCCTACAAACCGTTCAGATCACTATTGCCGGGCTTATTGTTCGATGATGCCAATGTCGCGCAATTGCGGGATCTCAAAGAAAACAGCGACAACCACGTGGCCATCATGCTGGGTTGCGACACCTCTGACAGCGTGGCCATCGGCCTTGCGCTGGGAAGGCTGGCTGCTATACCGGTACAGCGCAATATCGCCAGGGTAAAAGACGGTGACGTCGGACTGGCGGCTGCTTATTTTCATGACGGCACCCCGACAGCCGACATGGAAGCCAACTGGGGCTCCATGCACGACAAGGGATATATTTTCTTCCGGAGAATTTACGGCAAAAGCGGGTTCTTCTTCACGGATGACCCGACGGCCACTGCCGACACGGACGACTTCAGTTCGATAGCACGCGGCCGCGTCATTGACAAAGCCCTGGTGATCGCCTACAGGACCTTCGTGGAAGAACTCAACGAGGAGATCCCGGTCAAGGCCGATACCGGTTATGTGGCGCATGCACTGATCGCGGCCTGGAAGACCAACATCGAACAGGCGCTGGGCATCAACATGACGGCTAAAAAGGAGATCGTGAAGGCGGAATGCTACATCGATCCCAACCAGAACGTGCTGGCCACCGACACGATATACGCGACGATCAAAATTCTCCCGGTAGGATACGCGAAATTCATCGAGATCACTCTCGGATTGTCAAACCCATATAATACTACCCAATAATGGAATTCAATTCAGCCGAATACGCCTGGGGCGACCTGGAAGCGGTAATGCTCGGAAGAGTGCTGGCCCGCCTGCTCGAGGTCAAATACAAAGTGACCAGGGAAACCAAGGAAATATATGGCCGCGGGAACAACCCGCTCGGCATCCAGGAAGGGAACAAGAAGTACGAAGGCGAGATCAAGATTGGCCAGAGCGAACTCGAGGCCCTGATCGATAAGGCCCAGCAACTGTCACCCGGAAGCGATCCGACCGACCTTCCCCAGTTCAACATATCGGTTGCCTACGAGAAGGCAGGCGTGTTGCGCAGGGACGTCCTGGTGGGCGTAAAGCTGCAGGAGTTCGAAAAAGGCATGAAGCAAGGCGACAGCGACATGGAGGTCAACCTCCCGTTCAAGTGCCTGGCAATACAGTACAACGTCTGACATCATTCAAAACAAACATAAACAAACCTTTAAAAAAACAAACGGACATGAAAAAGATGTTTTCTATTTTTCTCATCATTATGATCGGCCTTTGTGCCGCGATGACTTCAACAGCCCAGGATAAGACCATAAAACTTAAACCGGGGGCGACTTACATGAACGTGACCTGCACCGCGGCCGACACGATAAAAACTTCCGATACGCTGTGGGTGCTGGCTCAAAGCGATAAAGACCACCCGGCGACACAGGATGTCCTGGCGAAATTGACAAAGGTCAGCGGATCACCTAAGCTGTATGTATCTTTATGGGGACGAAAATTCAGTACTTCTGCATGGACTTCCATCGCAACTTACACTTATAGCGGGGGAGCAACGGATACCACGATCGTACTCTCCAACGCGACGGCTAACCGTTATCGAAACTATAAATTTCAGCTAATATCGTCGGCTACCGCCGGGCAAAAAACCCGACTTAGCAAGCTGGAATTCAAAGAGTATTATTAAAGTATTTAAAACCGGTTTAAATCATGGATAAAAAAACATTCGAAGCCACCACCGAGCAGATTGACCTATGGAAGAAACAGCATGGGGAAGTTTTCCGTTTAGAGGTGGAAGGACACGTGGCCTACCTGAAGAAACCTTCCAGGAAAGTGATGTCGATGGCACTGAGCACAGGCAAGAACGACCCGATCAAATTCGGGGAGATCATCCTGAACAACTGCTGGATCGAAGGCGACCGGCAGATCATCGACGAGGATAAATTGTTCTTTGGCGCGATGGGTCAACTGGACCAGATGATCGAATTTGCCGGCGCAGAGCTAAAAAAGTTGTAGCCGAGGCGTCCGGCCGGATCAACTGGATCAACCTGGCTGACGGACAGCTTCGGCATTACCTGCACATTGCAAATCCGGAAGATCTATCAGACGATGAGTGGTCCCTGCAGCTGCGAATCCTGGAACGAATAAGAAAAGAAGAGGCTAAAGCTTCCAGAGCCTGAAAGCGATCATAGCCCTTGCCAGCAAAGCAGGAACCAGGGAGACCAGGAAAGTGAGCAGGATCATGAAGCCGGTTGAAAGTTTTCCGGTTGAAAGATAATCCAGGAACCACCAGGCAGGCACTAAGCAAAAAAAGAAAGTAATCAGGACACTCATGTACCTGAACAGTTGCAGAAAAAAAGCTGTTGGGACGGCAAGAAACCACACACCAGTTCTAAACAAGAATGACAGTAAAAACCAGGCGATAAGGATGACAAGCGCTGTAGCGCAGATCCAGCCTATAATACTCAATATTTCCATTTATGGGACACGTTGTTGACTACACGATCAATCTGCATGACAAATTTAATGCCGTTTTTGGAAAATTCTACTCCGGGATGGACAGAATTAACAAAAAAATGCAGGATTTTGGTCATACAGCTAACCTGGTCAACAAAGTCAGCGGTTCCATCAGCATAGCCGGCCGAAACATCGACGGGCTAAATGAGCGGTTAAGCATGCTCGTTAAGCGGCGAAATGCCGCTTTCGACGAGATCGACATCAAGCGTTACAACGCGGCGATCAAAGACACCCAGAAAGAGTTACAACGTTTAGAAAACCTTCCGCCAGACGGCTTCTTTGCCAGGATCACAAAAATGAAAAGCGGTCTTGGGAAAATGTTGCCAATGGTTGGAGCTGCAGCCGGTGTTGCCGGTCTTGTCAATTTCAACAACCAGTCAATTGAAACGGCTGCCAATGTTGAAAGCATGACCAATGCCATCCGCTTTGCCTCTATTGATACGGATGACTTCACGCGGAATATGAGTTTTCTGAAGGATAACATCGTTGGTAAATTAAAAATGCCGGTGATGGAAACTTATGAAGGATTCAAAACCTTGAGCGGGGCCATGATGGGAACGAAATTGCAGGGACAGGGAGCTCGCGATGTTTTCGAAAGTGTCTCAATGGGTGCCAGGGTAATGGGCCTAAGCGCTGCTGATGTGCAAGGAACCTTCATTGCCCTGGGTCAAATGATGAGCAAAGGCAAAATCAGTGCAGAAGAAATGAGCCAGCAGCTTGGCGAGCGTCTTCCAGGAGCGTTGAACATTTCCGCGAGGGCTATGGGCGTGAGCAAAAGCGAGCTCATGAAAATGATGGCTGAAGGCAAGCTGATGGCCGAAGACTTCCTGCCCAGGTTCGCCCAAGAGATGCGCCGGACTTATGAAAAAGGGATTCCGGATGCCATGGAATCCACCCGGTCCAAGATGGATGAACTCAATAACAAACAGATCGAAACCAGGCTCGCCTGGGCTGAGACTTTCGGCCCTCTTAACAAAAAACTCCGTGAATTGCGAATCGGGGCGTTGCAGGCATTGATAAACGGATTTAACTCGCTGAAGAACATTTTCCAGGAGATACGGCCGGTGGCCGAGGCAATTGGCATGACATTGCTTGCACTGTCTCCAATCCTGGCAGCCGTGGGCATCTGGGCAAACTGGAACGCGATAGCCTTCGGGTTGTGGACCGTGAAATATTATGCATGGATAGTGGCCACCAAGATTGCCACCGCAGTCCAGTGGCTTTTCAACGCGGCCATGTGGGCCAACCCGCTTACCTGGGTCATTGCAGCGGTCATTGCAATGGTCGCAGCGTTGATCATCCTCTATATGAAAGTGGATAAAGTCCGGGGATTCATCTGGGCTTTGTGGGAATCGATCAAAGAACTGGGAAGCATCATCTATGACTTCTTTGCCGGTGTATGGGAAGCCATGACAACCGGTGACACTTCCAGGCTAAAAAATGCCTTCAAAGCCGGTGAGCGATTGTCTAAAGCCTGGGCGAAAGGCATGGATGACGGCATTAATAGTTTTAATGCCGACAAGCTGCAGCAAAAACTGGATTCCCTCAACCCGGCCAATGCCGGCGCCGGAGGCGGTGGTGATATCACCAACGATATTTCGGAAAACATTACCTCCGGAGGTTCTCGGCCCACCAACATCACCCTTAACCTGGGAAAGCTGCATGACAATATCATCATCCACTCGGCTACACTGAAAGAGGGTGTGGATGAGATGGAAAAGATCGTCGCTGAAGCGTTGCTGCGGGTACTTAACTCAGGCAATGCCGTAGCGACAGGAGGCGGGGGATGATCACGCTGGACATCAACTACATCCTGGCCACGGTCTACGGCAAAACCGGCCTTCCTTTCCCGGGATCCCCGTCCGGATTCCAGGCTAACCCGGTAGCTGAACCTTTCAGTGAAAACCCGGCAGTGGTAAAAAAGGATCGTTCCTTATTCGATAAGCCTCTTTATAGAGATAATGTTCTCGGCCGGCCGGAGTTTCTGCCTGCCACCCTTGAGAACATCGCACTTCCCAATTCCCTGGTAACGATCACCGGCCAGAAAACGATTGTCGAAACCCCTATGGTGGGCGCCGACGGATCGGTCAAGGAGATCATCAACATCCAGGATTACAGGATCAAGATCATTTGCACGGAAATCTACCCGGACAACACCTGGCCCGAGAACATCCTTCATACCATTTACGGGCTTTACAGGGAAAACAAGACATTGACCCTGCAGTGCCCGCTTACGGACATTTTCCTGCAGGCAAAGGACAATGTGGTGATCACCTCGATCTCACTGCCTGATATGATGGGCATCGAGAATGCCCAGGTATTCGAATTGAACATGGTCAGCGACACCTATTTCGAACTTGAAATCTAAAGGCCATGTCGTTCACTCCGGAGTGCATTATCAAAATAGGAAACATCCGCTTTGACTCGGTCAACGAGGTGACGATCAGGCGCACGATCTTTGCCATCGGCGATACGGCGACGATAAAGCTTCCCCTGAGCGCTTACATGCGCAATGCCACAACCAAACAGCTTGAAAAGGTACGCACCAGCGACAAGTTCTCAGTAGGCGACAAAGTGGAGATCTCCCTGGGATACAATGGCCGGCTCAATACCGAATTTGTCGGTTACGTGCGCCGGTTGAACCTGAAGATGCCCCTGGAGATCGAATGTGAAGACTACACCTACCCACTGCGAACGGTCAACATAAAACAGTCCTGGAAATCGGCAACACTGAAGGAAATCCTTGAATATATCGGCACACAGGCAGGTTTTGAACTGTTGGAAGGCACGGTGGATGTCACCATCACCAATTTCCTGGTCAACAACCAGACAGCGTTATGGGCCCTGCAGAAGATAAAAGACACCTATGGCCTTACGCTTTACTTTACCCAGGACGGAAAGCTTTATGCCGGCCTGGCCTACACGCGCTCCTCCGGGGAGGTGAAACTGACTACCGGTCGAAATGTTATCAATAGCGATGACCTCAAGTGGGTCAATGCCGATGATGTTAAGCTTAAGATCAAGGCCGTGAGCATGGAACGCAACGGCAGCCGTATCGAGGCGGAACTGGGCGACGAAGACGGGGAGATCCGGACGCTTTATTTCTATGACGTGCATATTCGCGCGCAGCTTGAAAAACTGGCCGAAGCCGAGATCGGCAAGTATAAATACACCGGTTACCGTGGCGCGGTGAACTGCTTTCTCAGGCCTTACGCCGAGCCGACCATGACGGCCATCCTGAGCGATATCCAGTTTCCGGAGCGCTCGGGCAGTTATTTTGTAGAATCCACCGAGGTGAAGTACGGGCTTTCAGGAGCCAGGCGTAAGATCACCCTTGGTATAAAACTATCTTGATATGGGACGTGAAAACGAAGAATTGTTAAAAGCGCTCAGGGAGCATTGCAGCTATGGCGACCAGGTGTTCGTGGCCGAAGTGGCGAGCATCGATGAAGATCTCGACACGGTGGTAATTCAGGTCAACGGGCTGGAGCTATCCTCGGTTCGTCTCCGGTCGATCATCGACTCCCAGGGCAACCGGGTGGTAGTCTATCCGGCTGTCGATTCAACGGTCCTTGTCGGGCGCATCGGCCACAGCAACGAGATGTACGTCCAGGCTGTAGGAGTCGTTGATAAGGTACTGTGCCATATCGGCGATATGAAACTGGAGGTAACCGAAGCAGGATTCGTGTACAATGAGGGTCAGCACACCACGGCCAATGCAGATGTACTGAAAAGTGAACTCAATAAACTTACAAAACGGGTGGACGATTTGCTTAACGCACTCAACCAGGCATCTCCTGACAGCAGTAGCGGCACCTTTAAAGCCAGCCTGACCCCGCTTCTGGCCAGGATTACCGACAAGGAGAACTTTTCCGGGATCGAAAACGATAAGATCAAACACTAAATGATCGATATAGCCCTCACCGGAGATCTTGACCTTATGATCGCCAATGGCGATTTTACAGCTGCTGAGTCCACCCCTCAGCACCAGAAATTATTGTTGCTGGCCACCACGGGAGATTTCATGCAATACCCTACATCAGGCGTGGGCATCCAGACATTCCTGAACGATGAGCGCGACGACATGATGACCGAGATCCGGTCACAATTTGAAAAAGATGGAATGAAGGTCAGTTCTTTACACGTGAACGGATCAAAAATAGAAATTGACGCCAGGTACAAATGAGCAGCTACAAGATAAGAACGGTCACAGTCAAAGCATTTCAGTCGCTGTTCGATATTGCCATTCAGGAATACGGGACCGCTGAAGGCATTTTCACGGTCATGATGGCCAACCTGGACAAGATCACCAGCATCACCCAGGATCTGACTCCCGGCGATACGCTTAAGATCTGGCCGGTGCAGGTTCTGGAAGATGTCGTTAAAAATGAGGAAAGCCTGACGCCATATTTGTCGATCCTCATGCAGTGGATCATCATGATCGGAGGCCTTGGGGGCGAACCTGGAAGCGGGGGGCTGAACGATGGCGATTATGTGCATATCAGGGGCAATGAAGTGGTTGATGGCATCAAGTCATTCCTTGATCCGGTCAAAACGAATGAGATTTACGGTTTTGGTGAGGATGACGGGGTCAACGTGGAAGGGATCCTGATCAATGACGGGGTAATCGATTTAGGCAGTTTTTAAACATGGGAAGAATACAGGTTAAACACGGTTTAGAAGCGAATATCGAGGCTTATCCGGGCTTGAATGCGGAGCTGCTATGGGCGCAGGATACAGGTCGTTTGTTCAGTACGGATATAGACGGAAACAAGATATTAATTGGCGGCAGCGGCTCTTTTGTCTATAAGGGAGCAATAAACTGCGTGGCAAATCCCAATTATCCTGCGGCAGACTGCGGCCACGTTTATGTAGTTTCGGCGCCAGGCAAGATCGGAGGAACTTCCGGGTTAAATGTCGATAACGGAGATACCCTGTTTTGCATGGCCAACGGATCGCCGGTCGGAGACCAGGCCACCGTGGGCATATACTGGAACATTATCGAGTATAATGTAGATGTTTTGCCTGCCTCGAAAGGTGGAACCGGAAAAGCCATTATGCCTGTATTGGGCGACATCCTGGTTGCTGATAATAATTCACGATTCATAAACATTGCCATGGGGACTGACGGAATGATTTTAACCATTGTCAGTAATGCTGTTAGATGGGCATCTCCCGTAGATATGTATGGGCGTTGGAAATGGCAGGTCAACAGCGGTCATTCAGTCGATATAACGACTGATTTTTTGATACAACACGTAGATGGTTACGGTATTGAATTGGTAGAATCAAGTTTATTGGGAGGCAAAGCGCTCACTATTTCATTAGCAGAGATTGGCTCCAATACTATCCTTGCAAACGCAACCGATAGAAATTATCATCCATCGGGATTTGCCGTGAATGCAAGCAGTGTTCCAGGAAGGCTTGCCACGGGAGACATTGTCAATATTCCGTTTGGAACAGCGGCTAACCAGGTAGCCTGGGGTAATCATACCCATTCGCAATTGCATAACCAGTCCCATGTTCTGGCAGGCTCTGATCATACAGCCAGCGGGCTGACCAGCGGAAAAATACTCCAGGCCACGGGTACTACTACATTTGCCTGGAGCACAATTATACTGCCAACCACAGCTGCCCAGGGCTCAATTCTTTATGCATCAGCAACTAATACATATGCAAATTTAGCAAAATCTACTACAGCGGGTCATTTCCTGAGCAATTCAGGCACGAATAATGCCCCCCAATGGAGAGCGCTGGCCTTAAGCGATCTGCCCACATCGCTTGCTACATATTACGTGGCAAGTTATGAAAGTGGCGGTTCCGGGATCACCACGATGACCATTACGGCAGCCACGCATGGATGTGGCCTGATACCTATGGTACAGTTTGTCGAGGCAAACGGCGTTACAGACTATCGTGTTGCCACAGCGGAAATCATCATCAACCAGTCGACAGGAGATGTCACGGTAAATACAGATATAGCACAAAAAGGAAAAGTAATCATAGTAGGCACATAATATGGCAACATCAACTTTTTACGCCCAGATCAATTTCTGTGCTAAAGCGACCGTCGATACGGTGCTGACAGGCCAGGTAGGATTATGTGCCAAATCAGACGGGCTTTACGCCAAACTGCCCGGAGCAACAGAAAATTTGCTGCTTGTCGTGAAAGGTACTCCACAAAACGGACTTATAGCTTTTTTTGATGATACAAAAGCTATCATAACGTCAACTTCGTTTTCTTATGATCCTGTCAATTATGTGATGACTGTAGGAGCCTTCAACAATAATAAAGATACTGTTTTGCTGCTTCACTGTAATTCAACGCATTTAGAGCAGGCAAACATCATTGATTGCTACCGTTCAGATGATCTCGGAGCAATTGACTCAGGCTGTAATCTTTTGGCTATTAAGGTGAATGGAAACGTTTCCGGCAGCGCAGCTACAGAGGTTGGTGAAATCAAATTTACTGCTATACAAGATTTTAGCGATACTCGAAAAGGAACCCAATACGCTTTAAAAACTCATACGGCTGATGACCTCGGTAGTTATGCAGTACGCCATCTGGTCAGTGGAACCGGCCTCACAAGAATTGAAGGAGGCCTTATTGCCGGATCAGTTTCTACAGATCCTTTGAGCATGCTCCAATCAGCCGGTTCGATAGGTGCTGCAATGACTTTAACTTCAGGCGATCTCACTTTAACCGCGGCACATTTCGCAGTGGTTGTCAAAGGCGCCCACACTATAACTTTACCGAGCGCTTCAGCCGTTACAGGGAGAATATACGTAATTGCCAACAAACAGTCTGCTGCGATAACAATCAGCGCTTATTATGATTTGTCAGACTCTTCAACAACCTCTGTGCCTCTGCGCAGCTCAATTATCATTCAAAGTAATGGGACTTATTGGCATCAAATAAACTAAGTGAATATGAAAAAACCGGAAATCAAAAAAAACAGAAAATTAAGGAATGTTGAAGTAATGGAGCTTTATCACGCATTGAAAGGAGTGAAAGGCTTGCAAGGCATTAAGCTGGTTTATGCAGTAAACCGCACGGTAAATTGGCTTAAACCGATTGTTGAAGCATTCGCACAGGAAGAATTGATCCCTATGCCGGAGGATATAAATAAATACCAAAAAGAACTCAGGGAGTTTTATGAGCGAATTGCCAAAGCTGAAGATGGTTCCAGGAAATTAAAAACCATAATCAACAATGATGGTATGCCAGTTGAACTGCTTGACATCGACTTTAATAACCCATTTAATATAAACGGTAAAGCCGAAATTGATAAAAAGTACGATAAGGCTATCAAGGATTACCAGACCGAAATTGAAAAATACAATCTTTTCCTTGATAAGGAATGTGAGGAAGAAATCAGGCTGTATTCTATCCCGCTTGCTTATGCACCTGACAATAAAGAGCAATTCGATATCGTCGCCCCATTGATCAAGGACATGACTGCAGCGCAGCAGGCACGTTGGGATGAGCTATTTGCAGAAATTTCATCAGAATAGTAAAACATGGCAAGAACAATCCAAACCATATACAACGAGATCGTAGCGGCCAAAGAGGCCAATGCTGATCTTGAGACACTTGACTCGACCAGCGCAACCGCCATTTGGCGCTTGTGGGCATGGATCACTGCCACGATACTATTTACCGTTGAGACGATGCATGATCTGTTCCGGGCTGAAATAGATGGCATGATCGCGACAAAGATACCAGGCACATTACCCTGGTACCAGTCAATTTGCTTTTCCTTTCAATATGGAGACGGACTTGTGTTCAGCGGAGGTGTATATGGATATGCTATATTAAACGAAGAAGCCAGGATTATCGATCAATGCTCGGTGCGCGAAGCAGCAGACGGGCTGGTGATCAAGGTGGCGAAAGACGTGAACGGTGAGCTTGAGCCTTTGACAACAGAGGAAGAAAACTCATTCCAGGCATTTATTCAAGCAGTAAAGTTTGCCGGTACACATACCAGGGTGATCAATATCGAAGGCAACAAATTGCAGCTTAGCGGTATAATTTACTATGATCCGCTCCTGATCAATGCCGACGGGACCTCTAAGGCAGATGGTTCAAGGCCGGTCGATACAGCGATTGAGAACTACTTAAGGGCATTGCCTTTCGACGGCCGGCTGAAACGTACAGCATTGAATGATGCTATTCTTGCCGTTTCAGGTGTCTTCGACTTAAAGTTGACCATACTGAAGCATAAATATGCGGAATATGAATACCAGGACATCGATGTCAGCCATGTACCTGAATCAGGCTATTTCAGGATTGATGCGCTTTTCCCATTGAACGGTTCCTTCACATATACACCTCATGTATAGCATTGATTTTATAAAACTGATCGATAACTTGCTGCCGTGGTTTCTGCGTAAGCCTGTGATGAAAGCATGGCTTCAGTCGCTGTCGATTACTGTCGCTGATTTGTACGACCAGTTCATTTTATTTGCCGATGCTAAACGCTGGGAGGTGTCGATAACCGGCCAGGTGGCCTTATTGGAGATCATGCTCAACAAGGAGTTCTATGATGATGCGGAGCTCCGGGATATTTTTATTGAAGATAATGACCTTGAAGAGCGTATTTATTTGTTCAACCTGTTGGAAGAGCAGGAGCCGGTTTATTTGTACAATCTTGCAGAAGAGGAAGATCCGGTCTTTATCACAAATTCAGATGAAAGAGAGGGCACAGACTTTACGATCTGGGTGCCTAGCAGTTTAGTTTTTGACATTAATTACATGACCGGTCTTGTGACCAAATATAAGATGTCAGGTCCGATTTTCGACATTAAAACTTATGGAAGATGAATAGACTTTTAACAACTGATACCGGAGGGTTCCCTTTCAACCTGAATGACCTTCGTTTCATTGACGATGCCACCAGATTGGCCTTAAAGGATATAATGAATTCAATTGTTGGCGACCAGGCATGTTATATGCATGGATGCCAGGTTACGCCTATTGAACCGGGAGATGGTCACCATATCAGTGATGGGGCTATTTTCTACCAGGGAGAAATATGGCATGTTTACGAACATACCCTGGATTATTCCGGGATCCCGGTCTGGGCATTTTATACTTCAAACGATCCGGATGGCAATAAGACATTCAAGGATGCATTACAGCATAATACTTACCAAATCAGGAAGGCAATTCTTTGTCCAACCGGATCATATCCTCCCGATACATTGTACACACTTGCTGCCGATCAGGTACTCGAATTAAAGGATGTCTTTCAAGGTGCAGGACTTGGGGCTCCGACACTGTTAAACTCGACGACTATTTTACCGGACAGCAATATCTATGTCAGAAAATCACTTAATATGGCCACAATTCATGGGCAGATAAATAACCCATATATTATACTCCAGGGAGTCACCGTATTAAATCTTCCAGCGGGTTTTCGGCCGGTATTCCCAGTTTCAGGGTATTGTCCCGGGAATGTAGCCGGTACCAGCACAATTGTCATGCTCAGGTATCAGCTGGGGACTGATGGAAATCTGAAATTCTATAGCGCTGATCAGGGTTATGATGTAGATATAAACGTTTGCCTTACATTTCTTACGTCATAATCTAAATAATTCCTGGTTCAACTACCCATTAAATAGAATTCAAGCTTTATTTGAAGACAGACAATTATGCGTGTTTTTCACCACAATTCGTTTTACTTTTGAAACACAATTCGTTTTGGTGATTTTATATTTCCGTGAAAATTGTGATCAATATTTTGAATCCTTTGTTGCATTATTGCGCCATTGCAGGCTGAACAAGGACGCATATTCAAATATTTAACATCACTAACTTATACCAGGCAGCCTGAAACATTATACGAATGCTTGTTTTATAACCCGGAATATTGAGGTTTCAGCCATAAACATAGAACTATTTCAGACCTGGATAAATACTGGCTCTCAAATATACGAATATAAAAAGCAAAAATCAAGAGGCGTTTTGCCTGGAACAATGGAATAATGGAACCCTGAAACCCTGAAACCCTGAAACCCTGAAACCCTGGAACCCTGAAACCCTGGAACCCTGGAACCCTGAAACCCTGGAATCCTGGAACCCTGGAACCCTGAAACCCTGAAACCCTAAAACCCTGAAACCCTGGAACCCAACCTCCTACTGTTTCACAAACTTCCTCACCATCACCGTCCTGTCATCAGTCACTTTCACGAAATAGATCCCTTGCGTCAACGCCCTGATGTCCAGCATCGTGACAAACTCAGTAAATGGTTTGGAAATTAAAGCAGTGCCATTTACGTTCATTATTTCGATTTTCCCAATGGGTTGATACGTTCTCAAAGGCATGATTATGCAAATATTGGTAGATGCCGGATTAGGAAAAATCCTGACCGCCGACTGCTGACCGCCGACTGCTGACCGCCGACCGCCGACCGCTGACCGCCGATCGCTAACCGCCGATTCATCCACTGAAAGCGTTTCGCAGGCATCGAGGATTTCAACCGCATTATTGCAACCGGTCTCATTGTCATAGATCTCAACATTACTGCCCGGTTCGGACAGGTAATGACAGATACTTGGAGTGGCACAATCCGAAAGCATTTTATTATCATGTAATTCAATGCGGTAAATGGATGAGTCGGAGAAATTATCCAATCCCGACAAACTGGTCAGGGAATCGTTATAATCTATGAAAATAAAAACAAAAGCACTTATAACATTTGACAACGCCTCGATATTCGAGAGTCGGGGATTGTGAGAAAGGATCAAATCACGCCTGATGGTTGTCAGATTCTCAAGACCTGCAAGACTGATAAGGTTATCATTATCGGAAATAGCTGCACCATCATAACCGCTAATCGTGACAAGATTATTCAACCCGCTAAAATTAACAAGCGCTTTATCATATCGCACTAAAAATAATCCACTGATCGTAGTTAAAGAATTCAAACCTGAAAAATCGACCAGGGAATAATTCCGCTGAATATAAAAGTCACCACCGACAGACTCCAAACTTTCAAGACCGCTGAAATCAACCAGGGAGCTGTTCCACTGAACGTTAAATAATGAACCGACAGAGGTCACTGCATTGAGCCCCTCAAAATTCACGATGGAAATATTCCGGTCAACCACCAGGGAACCTCCGATCGAGCCGATGTTGTTCAGCCCCTGGAAACTTGCCAGAGATGGATTATTATAAAAGGTCAAACTGCCATTGAGGAGCGGGACATTGCTCAAGGCGGTGATATCATCAAGGACAGGATTATTCCGGATCATCAGGTCTGTCCCGATATAGGCCAGGTTGTCCAGTCCCTCCAGGCAGGTCAGCGAATCGTTCTCCCCGATATAAAGCGTTCCGCCGATTGAGGTAAGGGCATCCAATCCCGACAAATCTATAAGTCTATCATTATTGATGAAGTATAGCACCCCGCCGATGGTGGTGATATTATCGAGCCCGGACAGGCTTACCAGTGAGTCATTGCTGTTAAACTGCAGGTTTGAGTTCAATGAAGTCAGGACAGATAAACCGTTCAGGTCCTTAATATCTCCCCCACCGCTGATCGTCACAGATCCCGTAATCTCAGTGCAACCGGGATAATTGACCTGGAAGCTGTCGATTTGCTCCTGGGTGTTGAAAACAATGCCCTGCGGGAGGCAATTCTGAGCATACCCGCTGAATGAAAGTGCAACCCCAATTAAAAAAGTGAAGGCCTTTTTCATAGCACCCCTTATTATTGTATAAATTTAATTAAAAATTAAAAATTAAAAATTAAAAATTCCAGGTTCCACTGTTCCAGGTTCCGGGTTCCGGGTTCCGGGTTCCAATTTTCAAATTTCAATTTTCAAATTTCAATTTTCAATTTTCCATGCGGGTCAATTTCACAGTGCTAGAATAAAATTTTCATTCTTAAAAAAATCTTTGTGTTTGAGGTAGTAAAAATCGTATCTTTGCAGCCCGGTTTGAAAATAAAATCTTTCTGATCGGTCATATTGCGGGGTGGATCCGCCGGCTGGCGGATCGTCGGGCTCACAACCCGTAAACCCTAAGACATATTGCGGGGTGGAGCAGTGGTAGCTCGTCGGGCTCATAACCCGAAGGTCATAGGTTCGAATCCTGTCCCCGCTACCTAAAGTTTCGGAAAGCCATGCTATGCGTGGCTTTTCGCTTTGTTGGAAACTTAAGGTGCGCCTGACTTGCGCCAGCAAGTAATTAACCTAAATTCGCACCTCAATGTTTAATCAAAGATTAATGACAGAAATTTTAGGCTATAAACCTGCAAAACTTTATAAGGCCGGAACCAGATTGTATATCGGCTTTTATATAGTCGATCCTTCAACGGGAAAGCTTATCAGAAAAAGATCCTACATCAATCATATTGAAGATCCCGTCGTTCGAAACAGATATGTAAGTGATGCGATTAAAAAGATCAATGAAAAATTGAGAGAGGGATGGAATCCGCTCATTACTGATCAAAGCGGAAAAATATTTACCCGGTTTGTTGAAGTTCTGGATGAAATCTTTGAATACAAAAAAGCCATTCTTCGTAGAAGGTCCGTGCACACCTATTCAAGCAGAGTCAAAACTATCAAGGAATGGCTTGACAAAATTGGAAAAGGGAAGATATTAGTCTATGAATTTAATGAACAAATGGCTGGTGATCTGATGGATTACTTAATAAAGGAGAAGAAAATCCATGGAATAAATTACAATAATTACATCATAGACTTCAGGGCGCTCTTTAATGGCATGGTTCAAAAGGGTTACATCAAGTCAAATCCTTTTAAAACCATTGTCAGGCTGCCGGAACAAAGCAAGTTCAAACAACCGTTTGACCGGGATCAATCTGAAACTTATGTCAATTACTTAAAAGAGAATGATTACGATTTCTTCATTATCAGCGGATATACATACTACTGCGCTCTGAGACCAAATGAGATCGTGCAACTTCGGGTAAAAAATATCAATCTTGAAAAGCAATTCATTGAAGTACCGGCTGAAATTGGAAAGAGCAGGAAGCAAAGGCGGGTGGTCATCTCTGATGAATTTCTCCAGGAGCTTGAACCCTATATCGAAAAATTCCCATCGGATTACTATATCTGCTCTGCAGGCATGAAACCAGGGAAGACTAAAATATATCCTACACGAATTGCAGAGCATTTTCGAGAAATTGCAGACCGGATAGGATTACCGAAAGAAATTTTCTTTTATTCCTTGAAAGATACCTGCGCGGAAAGAATGATGGAGGCCGGCTACAGTGCACAGGATATCAGAGATCTGTTTGGCCACAGCAGTATCGCCATTACCGACAATTACCTGAAAAGGCGCAACCCTCATCAAAATGAAAAGCTGAAAAAGAACTTTCCAAAATTATAAAAGTCTGGGAGTTCCAAATCGGGTTCAGTAAAATTTACCCTCCCCTGAACGAGCAAAAAAAAAGAGAGCCAGGCGACAGCCGAGCTCTCTGTGTTTTAAGCCGAAGGTAATTTAGATCAGCCCTTCATCTGCGAAGGAATAATAACCATCGGTGGTGATGATCAGGTGATCCAGGACAGCAAGATCCAGCAATTTGCCGCCCTCAACCAGCTTTTTGGTGAGGTGGATGTCTGCTTCCGAAGGGTTGGTATTATTTGATGGATGGTTGTGCAATAGGATCAAGGAACTGGCATTTGCTTTGAGGGCATGCTGGAAGATAACTTTAGGATCAGCGACAGTTCCGGAAATTCCGCCCATGGAAACCTGAGAAATTCCGAGAACTCTGTTGGCACGATTCATCAGAAGGATGCAGAAGGATTCACGGTATTCGATATCATCCCAAATGGGCAGAACAAGCTCATAGCAATCGCGAGAACCTGCAATTTTGGGACGATTTGCCGCCTTTACCTTGGTGGAATAGGTTACGGAAATTTCGCAAATAGAAAATAAGGATGAAGTGTGAAGCAT